GGTAAAGCGCCTTCGGGTCTTTCTTAGTGAATTGAAAATTTTACAGTATTGATACCCGTTCTCAATAAGACATGGCAGGAAAAACGCATAAGCATTACGCAGAAGAATTTGGAGTCAGCATCAACGTATTCAAGGGTTGGCTAAAGAAGGGCGCACCGTATCAAAACGAAGCCAAGATGAAAACCTGGCTTTCAAACTTGGAACGTAAATCACCGGGCGTCAAAGAATGGTTGCGGCATCGCGGAATCAACGTAGCTGGGAAGAAGCCAAAGAAGCGCGACGCGACTAAAGGCGCGGGCGAGTTGTCCTCTGCCGAGTCGTTCCGGGATCATTACCGGATGAAGCTGGACGAGGCGATCCAGATGAACGACACCGACTCGGTGAAGTTCTGGAACGAGCACTATCTCAAGATTGACGAATCGATCCGCAAGACTGAGCTTCACGCGAAGAAGCTCGGACTTGAGGACGGCACCACACTGGCGCGGGCGGAAGTGGAGCGAATCTTGCGCGCGGTATTCAACGCTGGCAATACTTGCATTTTTGACAACCTAACGCAGTATTGCCAGCGTTGGGCCGACATCCACGACCCGGCGGAACTTTATCACGAAATGGGGCCGAAGCTTGTTTTTGATGCTCTATTTAGTGGGTTCTCTAAATACGAATTGGCAGACGGTGAACCGCATATCCCCAAATGGGTATTTGATTGTGTAAAAAACGAGCAAGATCAATATATCTCATTAAGCGAAGATGGGTAAATATCAAAAGGCCGATCCGGTTGAGTGGTGCGAAAAGAACATCCAATTAGACTATGGCGCATTCGACCGAAACAATCATCCATTGATGACGGATCCGATGCGCGCGGGCGCAAATATGCGCGGCGGCATAGTGGGGCTGATTGGAAGCGTTCAGCACATTAAGACCTTGTGCGCACAATTGCTGCAACTTTACACGGCGCAAGTTTCGAGAACAAGACAGGCGCACTACGATTTGACGCTGCAAACGCTGAAAGAATTTAGCGACGACAAATGGACGCCGATTTTGAACAACACGCCAGCGATCAAAAATCTGATACCAGATGAACGGAAGGCGCAGACGACCTATTATACTAGTTTTCCCACTGGCTTTATCCGCCTTCTGTCCGCCGGCATTTTGGCGCACCGAAATTCAAAGACGATTGAATTTGTGACGTGCGACGAATCGTGGGCCTATGATCCGGGCTGGCTTGGTCAAATCAAAGACCGCTTGAGTTCGTATCCTTGGAGCTGGCGCATGTTTTTGCCTAGCTCCGGACAGACCGCAAACAGCGATCTTGACGAATTGTGGAAGGCATCGACACAAAAGACGTGGCACGTTCGCTGCGATTGCTGCGGCGAATTGATCCCGTATATTTGGACGCCGGAAAAGCGGAAGGACGAACGCTTGCCGGGCGGCATGAAATTTACAAGCGGGGAGGCGGCGTTTCACGACAACGGCGAACTGAACTTGGACGCAATTCGGAGCGGCATTTATTACGAGTGCCAGAAGTGCGAGGGTAAAATGCCGTGGAATGCGGCGGACGTTCACCGGCGCAACCTTGGCGGCGAATACGTGCAAATGAATCCGCACGGCGATCCGAAGATTGACTTCTACAATTACAACGCGATCGCGCATTTCCCGTGGCCGGACTTGGTGGTGGAGTGGCACAAGGCAGTTGTGCGCAAGAATCGTGGCGACTTGGAAGCGATTGAGAACTTCGTGCGTAAGCGCCTGGCGGAACCGTGGGACAAGTCAAAATACATTAGCGTGGAGGCGGACGTTGAAAGCGAGGGCGATTATGAACTTGGGCAGATTTGGCCGATGCAAGAGCATATCTTTTGCACCATCGACGTGCAAAAGGATCACTATTACTATGTAATACGCGCATGGGCAGCGAACGCTGAATCGCGGTTGATTGCCGCCGGGAAAGCAATTGCGGACACGACCATCGTGGACTTGTGCGAAGAGTGGGGTGTATTGCAGGACGGCATGGAAGGCTCGCAAGTGTTTGTGGATGGCAACTATAACACGGCGGAGGTTCAGCGCATCGCGGCGAAAAATGGCTGGATTGTCTTGCGCGGACAGAACTGCAAGCCGATCCGCTTCGACGACGGCACTTATAAGATTTACGGCAAAGTGCAGATGATTGACACATGGCAGGGCACGGACATCCAGACCGGCGCCGTCAAATACGTGGCGCAGTTTCCGTATTCGGAAAACGAGACCCGACTGCGCTTTGCCTCGCTGCGCGGACTAACGGAGCCGGCGCGCTTGTGGACGCACGCAAAAGACGTGGGCGACAACTACCGCAACCAGTTGAATAGTTGGAAGCAAATCGCAAAAGAGAATCCGAAGGACGGTAGCTTGTATTATGATTTCATCCGGACTTATCGGAACGACCACATTTACGACTGCGAAAAAATGCAGATTGTTTGCGCGGCAATGGTGGGGCTGATTGGTATGGATGTCCGGTCGGAAGAAAAGGACTAGTTTATATTGACAATGCGCCGTGCTTGGTTTTTCTTTTAATCATAAACACTAAAGACGCGCACGCCGCAGGCGTTGACGCGATCTGACTGGTTATCTATTTTAATTATGAAACATAAAGACAAACACGGAAACGAAACACCACTGAAAGACTTGGAAACGAGTCACTTGAAAAACATCATTCGATGGCACAACCGAATTGCCGAAGAGGGATTGACCTTGCGATATGGCGGCGGCTCATGTGCTGAAGACATTTGGTATGATGAAGATGTGCTGTATGGCAAAGAAGCCTTGGATCATCTGAAAACTTCCGAATACATTGCGGAACTTTCTTCCAGATAACACTGAAGACGTGGACGCGAGCCGTCCGAAACCCCAACCAAATGAATAATGGCTAAATTAATACACGACATTCCAACACCCCGCGACGATTGCTCGCGTTCACACGATCTGACTGGTTCTGAACTGACCGAGACTGAGATTCGCGCAATTGATGATCGATTTTTGAATGGACGTAAAATCGGAAGGACGGATGCCGAAAAGCTACGAATGATAGATGAAGTCCTGCGCCGAAAAAGAACGCTCAAGACGCAAGCGCATATCGTTCGTCGATGGCTAGGTGAGCGTGGACTATTAACACCGGCGGAGAAGCTGAACACTCCGCTTGAAAAACTTTGATCCGATGTGGGAAACCACCATGAACCCCAATGCGCCCGAAAGGGTGATGTCGGCCTGCGACTTGTCCGGGGCAGCAGGAATCGGATCTTTAATTTCATAAAACCAAGTAGAGGCGCGGCTTTGCCGTTGCCTCATACGCTTGGTTGGCAATTCACTTTAAACTCAAATATGAAAATGACAGACGGAACTATAATCACGATCACAATATGCTCACTGATTTTACTCGCTGGGGGAACTTCGATCCTTTCGAAGTGGATAACAACCCGAATGGAGATCAAGGCATATCAGGAAATCTCAGATATGAAACGCGAAACCATACGCCTCGAAACTGAAGAAATGGTAAAGCGGATAAAACTTCACTCTGCCAACACCAAGAGCTGACATGAAGCGAGGCACGAGCGGAATTGCTCAGACTCGCTTGGTTAGCGACTCAATGAACTTTAACAACTAAGAAAGGTAAAACATGAAACAAAAGCCAAAAGTAGGGCAGATAGTATTTTCACTGAATGTTGGAAATGCCGCGAGATACGCTGAACAAAAGCTGACACCGAAAAAGGTTGATGCGGTGGGGCGAAAATACTTCACAGTTAATGGAGTTCAATTCCACCTTGATAACTGGCGACAGAAGACAATGTATTCAGCAGATCAAGAGATTTTTTCTAGCGAGACTGAATATAATGAAATGGTGGAGTCCAATGCTATAAGTAGATCAATAGCCGAATCGTTTGCTTATGGCAGAAACGTAAAGAATGTTCCGATTGAAAGTCTGCGAGAAATTCTGGGTATTCTTTCACGCTAACATAGAGAGTAATCACGAATGAAAGGAGTGAAGAATGAGCGACTGTAATGAGTTGAATATCTCGACTGGTTGTCGGCCAGTCATAGTGAACATCGGGACGGGAGAATATGACGACGACCCGTATTTCCCGATGGAGAAAAAGAAGAAAGTGCCAGCCGTGTTCCACACTTGGTGTAAAGCTTACCACTGCCCTGCGGGTGACGGTTCAATGCTGCAAGAGCATATTCGTGCGCTAGTGGAGATGGAGGACGGCTCAATGAAGACCGTAGAGCCATGCTCTATTCAATTCGACAACGGAAAGGATCACGAGCATGAGTGAAACGAATGTCTCCGTGCATCCCGTTGTTCGGCTTGTTTGCGGTTTCCCCGGTGTGGGAAAGTCGCACCTTTGCCGGAAGATGGGATGGCACGATTCTGACTCATCGCAGTTCTCTCACTGCGAAGGGTGGCCTAGCAATTACATTGAGCACCTAAAGACGCTCGATGGCGTGGCATTAGTCAGCACTCACAAGGAAGTGCGGGATGCGCTTGTCGATGCTGGAATGCCTTTTGATCTGTGCTATCCGTCGCGGGAACTCAAGCGGGACTACTTATCCAGATACAAGCAGAGAGGAAGTCCCGCCGCATTTGTAGAGCTACTTGACCGAATGTGGGACGACTGGATCACCGAAATGGAAGAAGAAACGCGCTGCGCCGCGAGACTCGTCTTGAGAAAAGGGGAGTTTGCCAGCGATGTGATTTCTGAGCCGAACGGAAAGGTGTGAAACGACTATGAAGGGAATACCACAAAGCCAACACGAAGCAGAGATAGCTTCGCAAGCCATGCGGGATAAAGTGAACGGGGCGAATAGTCGTTGCTCACCACCGCTTGGTTCTGCTGAACCGCTTCGAGCCGACATGATGGATATAGCTCTGCACTGCGAGCAACGCGCTAAGATGCTCGACGATATGGTGAAAACCGCAGCATCGGCAGAGCTAGTCCGACTTAAAACCAAGGCGGGTGTATATCGCTCGATAGCTGGTGAGATCAAGCAACGGCTTCGGAGTCACAACATTACCTCGCAGAACAACGAGAACTGACACGACTATGGCGTTGTGATACACGCTTGGTTGGGTATTTATTTTTATGAGACACGACTACTATACTGTAAGAGTTTCCAGCGACGAAAGGAACTGGAGTAAGCCATGTGATGTCCTAGCGATTTCGCATATACGAGCAGCCGAGGACTACATCAAAGACGAGGCGATGTGGGGCGAGGATTGGTTGGCAAATGATTGGTATTGCCATGTGACTTGGGAAAGTTCAACGGGCAAACACGAACGCTACGTTTACGTCACAAAACCGAGAAAGGTAATAATGTGCGAAGGCGTGGAGCATTCACCCAACATCGAAGGTGGGCACGCGGAGCGTTGCCCATACTGACTTGTTATACCCATTTTTCACTATGAGCAAACACGACAAACTATGGAATGACCTTCCAATTGAAGAACGAGAGAGACTGATGCCGCATCAGGTAGAGTCGCAAATACTCCATGTGCGCCAATGCAGGGAAGTTGCGGTGCGAAATCATAAGCGACATCTGCGGGAGCTGGACGACTGGATCAAAAACCTAGAGCGTGAACTTTCTAAGTATAACAAATAGAGCGAGCGCGGCTTGCCGTTGCTCGTCTAGCTGGGTTATCAATTTTTTCTATTTTAGATTTTACGAGCGGGGCAATGCCCGCTTTTTTCTTTATATGAACATGAAACAAAACACAATGACAGACGAAAACCCCGGACTTCTCACCAAGTGCGCCGAAGCGATTCGCCAGCATATTAAGACACTGGGACATCCTAACGAGTGGACTTGAACCTACTTCAACGGTAGCGAAGCCACTTTTCGCGACATCTCTGGCAAGTGCTGGGACATCGACACAAAAACACTTCAAATCTGGGAGGCGTAGGAATATGAATAAACAAATTAAACTTGAGGACGGCCTCATGCTGCCAATCCAAAGCATGGAATTTGACCACGAAGACAGCCACGGGAACCGCTGGTATTACTGCCAGACTGAGCGCGGCCTGATCCACACGACCGACAAAGACATTTACGACGCGCCAGCGCCATGCAAGGTTTAATATGCAAATCGGAAAAGAATACACAAACCGCAAGACTGGCCACACTTGGACAGTGAGGGCAATTTATGAATGTGTCGAAGCTTCTGACAACTCAGAGGGCGCAAAGGTCTATCGGCTGGAAAAGGACGCCAAGCAAGTGCAGGCGCGTTCAATCGTTATCGGTAAGGCCCAAATCCGCAAGCAATTCATTTCATCTAACACTGAGAGCAGAAATGCCGAGTCGAACAACCAATAATATCAACCAAAACTAAATATATGAAATCACTAAAATGTAAGACACTCGCCGCGATACTCGGCATTGTCTGTCTCGGCTGGTTAGGGACAGGATGCAGTCGAATGGACTTGGTAACCCCCGAATCGAAAGTCAACTCGATGGTTCGACCTGTGAAGATTCTGGCAAACAACGAAAACGGCCTAATCGTGCAAGGTGCTGACGGTGAAATTGCTCACTGGCGGGAAAGCTACTTCTTCGCAGCCACGCTCCGAGAATCTGGGCTGGTGGCAGGTGACATTTTAATTCCCTAACAAGTAGCTTTCGCACGAAGTTGCGAAAAGCGGCTAGTTGGAACCAAACTTGACACAAGCGCGCATATTAAATGCGCGCTTTTTTATTCACAGTCTGGATCAAGGCCGGCAAGACTGCCGCCGAAACTATTGCTTTGCTTGAATCGCTCGCGGCGAAGCAGTTCACCGTGGCCGAGCAAGGCGGGCGCTATGTCGTGTCCGCGTCCGTGCAAGGCAAATCATTTACCTATGAGCTACCGGACGGACAGACCGCGCTCGACTTTACGCAGTTGTGTTACGACGCCTGGAAGTGTATCAAAGACATGGACGACGCGGAACTTGAATCATTTATTACCGACGCTGACGGCGAAGTGACAAGTGTCACGCAGGCCACTTTTGCAATCAACGCATACCCGAACGATCCAAGCAGAAATGGCTATTAAACCAATCAAGACACTCAAGCGAGCAAGTGACAGCGTAAAGGGCTGGTGGTTCTCGCGCAATTCTAGCGCATATCCTACGGCGGCCAATAGCGTGCAGCGCATGGCGCAAGGCGATCAAAACGCCGACATGATGGACTTGATGACGCAACACAAAGAGCGGCTTTTGCGCTCCGATGCGCGCTTTATTTTTACCAGTAACAGCACCGTTAGCGGCGCAGTCATGCAGAAGGCTGGCAAGGTTTACGGATCAAGCTGGCGTTTTCAATCGCACTCTAAAGATGAGGATTTCGTCAAAGCAGTAGAGGCTGACATGGCGAAGATCGACACGATGCTCGACATTCGCGGGCCTCAGTATTCATGGCGTAGGAACGTAAAACTTGAAAGCAAATCGATCGACGTGGACGGCGATTTCTTTGTTCTTTTGTCCGAGACGCCGGACGGCTTTCCTCAATTGCAATACTTGGAAGCGCACCGGATCGGGCAGACCGTTTACGACTGCGAGAAGGTGGTGAAGGAGGGCAAGTATCGCGGCTTGCGCATTCAGAACGGCGTCATTTACAACGAATATGCGCGCGAGGTTGCCTACCGTGTATTATCCGAAGACGGCGAAGAATACGAAGACGTGTCTGCGCGTGATATGATTCACGTCACCGATCCGGAATGGTTCAGCCAGGGGCGCGGCATCCCAGTCATTGCTTCCGGGATGCTGGACTGGTATGACTTGGCCGAGGTTCGCAACTTTGAAAAGATCGCGCAAAAGGTAAACGCCGCGCTCACGCTAAAGGAAAAGAACGCGACCGGAAACGTGGACATGGCGAAAAACATCGTCAGCGGTCAACGGGCACCGGCGGGGCAATTCCAATCGCAAATGATGAACGGCGGCTTGATTCGATACCTCAAGCACAGCGACAGCTTGGAAGCGCACGAAAGCAACCGGCCAAGTGATGGCTTCTTAAAGTTCTCGGACAAGATCGAAGCGAGCGCATTTTATGGCCTACGCTGGCGGCGCGAAATGTTGGATTCTTCAGCCGTGGGTGGCGCGGGCGTCCGGGCGTTTCAGCGCGACATCAACGACGCAATCAATGACCGCTTTGAATTGTTGGAGCGGTTCAAAAAGCGCGTCGCCGTCTGGATTATGGCGAAGCGAGCCAAGCAAGGAATTTACACGCTGCCGAAAGACTGGTATAAATGCAGCTTTACAAAGCCGCGCGAGTTTACGGTGGACGACGGAAACGCACGCAAGGCCGACCGCGAAGACTTGCGCGCGGGCATTGCTTCTGAGTGCGACATCCTTGCACGACGCGGCGAAGACCCGGCAGAATTTATTGAGAAGCGCGCCGAGTTCATGGTGATGCGTAACGAGATTGCGAAGAAATACGGACTCGATCCGATTGAACTTGGAACGCTTGCGCAACCCGGCGATGCGCCGCAACTAATGGAAGACGAAAACGCGCAAACTTGACACACTAACCCAATATATCATGGCTACTGAAAATAAATGGTTCGCAATGAACCGCACAACTGACGCGGAGGGCGCAAAGTCTTCCGAGGCTGAGATTTCCATTTACGACAATATCGGCGGATGGGGCATCACAGCTAATGAGTTCATTGCCGAGCTGGACGCGCTTGGCGATGATGTTGAAACGATCAATCTGCGCATCGCCTCCGGCGGCGGTTCGATTGTCGAAGGAAATACAATTTACAACGCATTGAAGCGACACGCGGCCAAGGTTGTCACGCACGTCGATTCGCTCGCGGCTTCGATGGCATCTGTCATCGCAATGGCTGGAGATGAAGTTCGCATGGCAGAAAATGCATTGCTGATGATCCACAACCCTTGGACGGTAAGCATGGGCGGCGCGGATCAACTGCGCAAGGATGCCGACTTGCTCGACAAGATGGAAACCAACATCCGCAACAGCTACGCACGCAGCAACCTTTCTGCCGAAGAGCTTGACGCGGCAATGGACGCCGAGACTTACTACACCGCTGAAGAAGCGAAGGAAGCCGGATTTATTGACGAAATCGACGGCGCAAACCTTGCAGCCGCTTCGATTGGCGACATGGAAACGCTGAAGGAGTTCAACGCAATCCCACAAGCCAAGATTGACGCAATCAAGATGGAATGCCAAGCGCGCCAAATTGATTCACTCAATGCCAAGCTCGAAGATCGCAACGAGCAAATCGAAAAGCTCAACGGCGCTGTTGATGGATTGCGCGAGGAAGTTCAAGCTGCCGAGGACGCAACCAAGGCAGCCGAAGAAGCCAACGCCAAGTTGATCGACGACCACAAAGCCGAGATCGAAAAGACGAAGGAAATCCGCGACGGCGAAGTTGAATCCAAGGTTGCGGAAGCACTTGCCGAAGTTGGACACGCGCCAATCCCGGACGCGCCACAAGAAAACGGCGCAACCGACAAGATCGGCGACAACTCGCAAATGACCGAGGATCAGTTCTGGGATGAATACAATCGCATCGGCAAAGAAGAAGGACTCGAAGCTAAAAACCAATTTTATCAAGAGAACAAGCACGTTCTCGAATCCTAAACACTAACACATACACATTATGGCAAATACTATTGCAGGCGTCAATCTGGCGCAAATCGCGCAAGACTCGCTCCCAGGGCTTCAATCCCTGTTTGCGCCTCTTGCAGCACTTACAACCGACTTCTCCGACGATATTCGTAACGCCGGCGAGTCCGTAACTACTCGTTACCCTACCAAGCCAACTGCGGCTGATATGTCTAGCGGCTACAAATCAGCCGCATCTGACGTGGCAATGACCGCCGTGACTATCAATCTTGATACTCACTACGGCTTCACCTACGGCTTCACGGACGTGGAGCGCAGCAAGTCCAGCATCAACCTTAACAACCTTTTCATTCAGCCTGCACTGCAAGCGCTCGGTGATAAGGTATTTGGCGATGTCTGGGATTTGATCACTGTGGCCAACTTCGCAACAAGCTCCACAATCACGGCGGCAAACTTTGATCGCGACGATTTGGTTGATCTTGGTGCGACACTGACCGATACCAAAAAGGCGTCACAAATGGATCGCGCAGTCTTCCTCAATCCGACCTACTACGGTTCACTTGTGAAGACACTCAACAGCGCCGAGTTCCCCGGTATGTCCAGCGACAAGAGCGAGGCGAACGTTCCGCGCGTTGCAAAGTTCGACAACTACGAGACTGACATTGCAGATGCAAACGGCGAGAACCTTGCCGGCTTTGCCTTCCAAAAATCTTCGCTTCTCATGGCAGGCCGCACAGTTGACGCTGAAATGGCAGCCGAAGCCGGGATCGAAGTTGAAACCGTTGTCATTCCTGGGCTTGGGCTGCCAGTTCAGTTCCGCCGCTGGTATGACTCCGACGGCATCCTTTACTACAACTGCAACCTGCTTTACGGTGTTGCAAAGGGTGTTGATTACGGCGTTCGTATCACTTCCGCTTAACCTTAACCGCCAGCCTCGTTCGCGGGGCTGGCTTAACCCTTTCAAATTATGTTCAAAGCATCACTTACACTTCACAAGTCACCAAAGGGCAAGCTAACGGTGCTTGAGCTTTCCGAGGACGCGGAGAAATGCCTAAAGGCATACCAAACTTGCAAGGAGCCGGGCGAGATCCAATACATCCGCGCCGGGCGAATTGAGAAGCAAAAGAAAATCGCCGCGACCGCACCGAAAAAGAAGGTGGCCAAGAAATCAGACGCGCCGACCGATTAACAACTCTCTTCTGTCTGTATCCTAATCAAAAAGAGGCTCGCCTAATATCGGGCGGGCCTCACTTTTTACATGAGCTTAAACGACGAAATTTTGACCGGCTTTGACGAGGCCGAAAGCTTTATGGCCGAATCCTTTGGTTTGTCGAATCACGTCGGCACATTCCAAGGGATCTTTCGCGGCGAGGACGCGCCGGTGGATCATACACACATCGAAGGCTACGAAACCGAGACCACGGAAGCACTGAGCGCAAAGAAGGCGCAATTCTTGGAGCCGCCAATGGTCAATGAGACATTGCAAAAAACAACCGGCGAACGCTACGTCATCACGATGATCGAAAGTAGCGACGCCTCAACATGGGA